GTTTTCTGTTTCGGTATAGTTCCGTTCCTTCCTTGGCTATCTTTCTAGCGACAAGGTAGGCGAAGGAATCGGGCTTCTTTACTTGTATACCCTTATCTTCCACCCATTGGCGGATAATCTTGTAAAATCCTTTCGGAACGTTCCCTGGTCCACGTCCGGTTTCTAGTACAGCGAATGCCTGCCTGCCCCACAAAACGCCTCCGTCCTCCGACATTTCTACTTTCAGACTGCCCTTTGTCCTTCCACTGGCTACTTGTCCGGCTGCTTCATGGTTGGCTATAATTCGCTTGCGTAACGCTTCCAGCTCTTCACCTATTATTCTTAGGGTTCCGGCTTTAGTTTCTGCTGCCATATACAATTTCTTTCACGCTCTTGTTGCAAATAACAGTACCCATTATCTCTTCTAACTTAAGTTGGATAACTATTCCGGTTACATTAACATCCAGCTTGTCATAGAAAACAGAATAAGGGATATCTCCTGATATTTCTTTGAACATCCCACTCCTGTTCAATAGCAATATGAATTCTTTGGCTTTATTCTTGCATCCTTCTATCACTGCATCATTTTCTGTGCCATCAAAATCGAACTTGGTTTTATCCATGAATGCCATCATACAGTTAGGGCAGTCTCTTAACTGCTGTCTGCCTAGATTAAAAGTTCCGCTTACAGGAAGGAGATTAAGCACTGCCGGCAATTTAATCTTGTCCAGTCTTATATTGGCTGTTTGCCAGTTGTCAAAAAGGTAACTTACACCCTCCATGGAGTCTACTATCTTTTTAATTTTTTGCTCTACCGTCATTTCTTCTTACTTAATATGTTTCTTAATCTACGTTCGAATCTTACTCTTTTGGCGTCCATGTCAAGACATTTATATACTCTGATCCATGGCACGCTGTCTACTTCTGCATGATCAGTGATACCCATGCGCTGCGCATAGTAATCAATCATGCCGAAAGGTCCAAAATTTAGCAATTCGGATCCTGCTTGCTTCTCTTCGGGTGTGGGTGGTACATTAGTCGACGCGAATAGTTTATTTATTCGTTCAACTTCTTTGG